ACCCCACTGGGTGACCCCCGGGCACTGGGGCAAAGGTGACCCGGACACGGTCAAACCAGCACCACACGCCAAGACCATGGCTTCAAAGGGTGGAGCGCTGGTGCACCTTGACATCTTAATATCTGTTCCGTTCCGTGTGTGGGCACTGTGTGTACATATGAACGTAAACACTGCACTTGAATACTTGCTTGAAAGGTTTACACCTATAAGCTGGCAAGGTGTCCAGCTTGGACATTGCACTGCTTGGGAATTGGAGTGCTATCTTGATGACACCGAACACGGCGAACTATGGTACGCACTGAAAAGCTACAATACCATTGTTGCCCTGTACAATCCCTATACTGACACCGTGTATGTGCTTGGGTACTGGAGTGCAACAAGTTGCAAGCACATTGCCAAATGGATTGAAAAGCTGGACGCCCAGCACGTGTACTACCTATATAAGAGGAGTGACCACACAGGTTATTATAACAGGTTCACACATGAACGCACCACATACACCAATACACAGGTAACTATCTAATAGAAAGGACGGTGAAAACACAGTGCCCACACATGGGACGGAACGCCATGCTGACCCATGACAAATATTATGAAAAGAGGTATTTATCAATGGCACGTGAAAGAATGGTTACGAGAACCGTAGAGGAAACCACCGTTAAGGTGATGGCAGTGAAAACTGACGTGGGCGAAGTGGTCACGCTTGAACTCAAGCTGACCGGTAAGGTCACCGCTGACAATGCACTCAAACTTGCCAAGAAGCACTACGAGAATGACACCGTATGTATTGCCAAGGTGCTCTCCATTGACACCAAGGAAGTGCTCTATGGGATGTACGAAGTGGACTTCATCAAGTACGCCAAGCCTATGGACTCCCGGTTTGAAAGCCTGAACAAGTAATCACACACGCTTCTGAGGTACTGAGCGTATCAGTACCATCCCAGCCGAAAGGCAAATAAAACACGGAACAGGAGTAAAAAGAGATGTACGCAATTCAGTTAACATGGAAAGATGAAAACGGTGAATACCACTACGTAGTAACAGACAAGGTTATTTGCACCGCTGGTGCTGATGGTGAAATACACTACACTGGCAAGCAGTTAATCACAGGCAAGGCGTTTGACTTGCTCAAAACCGAAGTTACCATGTGGGAGTACTTAGTAGACATCGGCTCTAACTTCTAACAACCACTTGCACCATCGTGGTGCACGCTTCTGAGGTACTGAGCGTATCAGTACCATCCCAGCCGAAAGGCAAACACTAACGGAACAGAAAGGAAAACAGAAACAATGGATGAAATCAGATTTGTCGAATCAGATGTGCAGGAGTTGAGCACCATACTCGACCAAGCCTACAACGCAATTGGGAAATTCTATGAGATGTACGAAGGGCTGTTTTACAGCAACTCCTTAGCTACCGATTGTGACGAAGCATTACAGCAACTGCTGGACGTTCAGAGTGACATACTTGACGCAACGACCGCAGTTGAAGAGTGCGCTGGTCTGTTAGACTGAGAGGTACAAACTGAACAACGCTTCTGAGGTACTGAGCGTATCAGTACCATCCCAGCCGAAAGGCAACACACGGAACGAAAGGAGGGCAAACCTGATGTGGTACTGCGTATACTTCAAAACCGTATGGCACGACCCTAAAGAGCACAAGGTAATCGAAACCGTTCAGGTAATCAGCTTTGAAAAGGTTGTCGAGCGTGAGGGATATTACTTCTGCTACGATGGTGCAAGCTGTGCTATGAGCATTGGCAAATCTCAGGTGATACGCATCGAGCACGATTGACCCAACAAAAGACCACACGGAACGGAACACTTGCAAAAAGGCGGTGAACAGCGTTTGCAAATAGGAGGTGAACAAAATGCCAAGTTATTTCCTGTATCTCTTCACGCTGGAAGTAGTAATCTTAATCTTACTTGTACTTGCAGCATTAGCAAATCTCAAGAAATAAGGAGTGCAAACTATGCAATACTTCAGAATCAAACGTCACATTGACAACGTGTACAGTCCGGTACTTCAAGACTACCGCACTTTCGTTGAAAACGAGTTAATAACTCGCCGTGAAATGGAAACTGTGAGAGTACAAAAGTACAGACTGCCAGCAGACGCAATCGAAACTGTTACCACACCCAAGGGTAACACCTACTGGTTCTTCGGTGCAAGGTTTGCACTCGATGAAACCAAAGTACAAACCATAAAGGAGTAAAACAAAATGGAAAAAACGCTGTTCATGGGCTTTGCCCTGAGTGCAAAATATGCACTTAAAGATGCCATCAGAGTTGTAGGCGATTATTGCAGCAAGGTTGCACCGATTGACGACACCGCAACTGACATCATAGACAACCTCACCGGTGCACTCGTTGAGTTGCAATTGGCGGTCAGCACCGCCATCGAATCAGACTACTTCGGAGGTGAAAACAAATGATTACCATTCGCACATCCCAAATCACAACAGATGAGGTGCAAACGCTGTACAATATGTTCACCAGTGAATTGAACACCCTCTGCAACAAAAGCAACCAAGCTGATAAGGTTGAAAGCGGCGAAGCATACTGCGAAAACTGCAACTTGAAGCACTTGTGCAACAACTTGCAGTACAACGTGAGGTATCTTGCAAGAGAATTGACCAAACGAGGTGCGATGTAATTTACAGTTTGTTCATACTTTCGCAACGCTGTCACAATAATAGTATGATACTATTATAGAGTACCAAGGGTTTCACCGCCACCCTTGCGTACACTCTCCACTTGGGTGGGTAGGTGTTAGCCGTGTAGCAACTGCCCACCTTTACATGGTGACAATAGGCACAGAACGCTGGTGCAAATCCAGCAGTCACCAACAGAACAAAACAAAACACGAAAGGAGTGAAAATCATGGCAAGACAGTCGATGGTAACAAGAACCATTACCACCACCAACGTAGTTGCAATGGTAGTCAACACTGAAAAGGGCGAAACCGAAGTCAAAGAGTTTGCACTGCCTCGTACCTACAAGGACAACGCAGCAATCCTCAAGTATTGCGCTAAGCACATTGACAACGACACCACCAAGGTAGTGAAAATCATCGAAGCAACCGTCAAAGAACAGTTGTACGGTATGACCGAACAGGATTTCATCGGTCACGCAAAACCCATTGAAAAGTAAATAAGTAAAAGGAGAGTCAAAATCAATGGAAAACAATAGCAATTACACAGTAACAATCGTGAGCAGTTCTCGTGAACTCAGTGCAAAAGAACGTGTATCCCTTAAAAACGCCAACGGTGCAATCAAGCTGGACGAAGCTACCAAAAACGGTGAAGTGATTATCTCCCCTGTTGGCTATGCGGTGCTTGGTATTCACAACGAGAAGAGTGCAGACAAGGACTACAAGCAGTACGTCATTTTTGACGCAAGCGGTGAAAAATACATCACTGGTTCTGCTTCCTTCTTTGACACCTTCATCGGAATCTACTCTGAACTGAACGGTGCAAACGGTGAACAGATTGAAGAATACTCTATCAGAGTTCTCCGCAAACCTTCTAAGAACTACAAAGGCAAAGAGTTTATCACTTGTGATATCCTGTAAGCCAGCCAACTAACAAAAATAGCCACCTGAAATATGGTGGCTATTTTACTATCAAGAAGAGGTGAATATACATGGCAAAGGGCAAATCCACACCAAAAAAGAAGTCACGTGGTCAGATGACTGAACTGCAAAAGGCATACAGGCATCAGTGGAATAGAATAACAGGGCACATAGAAAACTTAGAGCAATCAGGTTTCAATGTTGACAGAAGTTTTTTGCCTGACGTGAAGAAGAAGCCACAGTGGAAATCTGTTGCCGAGTTAAAGAGAATTACGCCAGCAATGATACGTGCAAATTCTTATTTTAAGAAAAGACCAACTGTTAATGCACAAACAATTTTTAAACAATTGCAAAAGGTTAACAGAGAGAATAAAAGAAAGCAAAAAGAACAGCAACAAGAAAAACAGAAAGCGCAGACACCAAAGGAAGTTTATAGCGATAACACTGCAAACATTTCAGGCGGAGAATTTGAAAAACCTTACGATGTAAATATAGAACAACCAAAGCGTATAAAAGAAACATACGAATCAGAACCAATAGGCACAGCAGGTCAGTACGACACAACTCAGTATGAAGGTGCAGACTGGCTCGAAGATTCATACGGTGTAGAGGAAAAGTCAAGAATAGAACCTGCTGAAAAGTATTATCCAAACATAATGGATATGTTGCGTGGTGCTAAGTTTGACACAGATGAACAGGGGCACGACCTTGTTATAACACGAAAAGGCGAGGTTTTTTACAGAAGTGCAGACGGGCACTATTACACAACGGTGTACGAAAAACCGTCATTCATAGGAAACACAGTAAACCTACTGGACGACTTATTACCGTCAAATGATTACTTCACTAAAGCCAAGCACCAAAACGCATTTCATCAGCACGCTACGCAACGATTAAAGGAAGTAAGACGCCTTATAGAAATGGCACGTAAAAGGGTGTCAGAGGGTGAACCTGAGATACTCAACAACATAAGTGAGAACTTCGAGGAAATAGACAAAACCATAAACGGTCTTATTTACACCAGTGACGCAGAGGGCGTACAGGATATGAGATACTCACGGTTATATGAGTTAATCTTTGGTGAAAAACTGGACGCAATAGCTGCCCTCGCATTAGGTGACGATGAGGATTATTATGATTACTTAGACGGTGACGATGAATGATACCTTACACGGAAACCTATGACGATGACTGTTGCTGGTATTATGATGACGAGAGCGGTGAAACTGTGATACCTTCAAGGTTCTTTGTGGGTGACTTTGAAACGACAGTGTACGATGGTCAGGAAAGCACAGAAGTATGGGCATCTGCACTCGTTGAATTGAACTCCGAGGATGTGCTAATACATCACTCAATCGGTCAAACATTTAACTACCTAAAATCAATCAAAAACAACATTTGCGTGTACTACCATAACCTTAAATTTGACGGTTCATTTTGGATAAACTACCTGATAAACAACGGATTAAAACAGGCGTTTCTTTATGATGACACTGGCAAAATAATAGGTTTCAAAGAGGACAAAGACTTTGACAACGAAATGTTCTCATACGTGATTTCTGATATGGGAGCATGGTACAAAATAACAATCAAAACTAATGACCACTATATTGAACTCAGGGATAGCCTTAAACTGTTGCCATTCTCCGTTAAACGCATAGGCGATAGTTTTGGCACAAAACACAAAAAACTCACTATGGAGTATAAGGGCAAACGGTTTGCTGGTTGCGATATAACTGACGAAGAAAAAGAGTACATAGCCAACGATGTTCTTGTGGTCAAAGAAGGACTTGAGATAATGTTTTCTGAAGGGCACAAAAAGCTCACAATAGGTAGCTGTTGCTTGTCAGAATACAGAAACTCAATAGGCAAAGAGGACTACAAAACTTTTCACCCAAACATATTCTTAGACGAGATTGACAGCGAAACTTATGGATGTTCAAACGTAGGTGAGTATGTACGCAAATCATATCGTGGTGGCTGGTGCTATGTAGTTCCCGGAAAAACTAAGCGTCTTTTGCACCACGGTGTAACAGCAGATGTGAACTCACTGTACCCTTCTATGATGAGCAGCGAGAGTGGCAATGTGTACCCAGTATCACACGGAACAATGATAGACTTAAAAGGTTCGAACTACACACCTGAACACTGGATAAACAGTAGCAACAACGACTATTACTATTTTATTCGGTTGCGGACACGATTCTATTTGAAGCGAGGGTACTTACCGTTTATCTCAATAAAGGGTGATATAATGTACCCATCAAACGTGTCACTCACCACATCTGACGTGTACAACAAGTTGACAAACACGTATCACAAATCATATTACGACAAAGACGGAAAAGAGCAACAGGCAATAGTGGAACTAACTTTGACACAAACAGATTACATCTTGTTCAAGGAACACTATCACTTAGTTGACACCGAATACCTTGACATGGTAGAGTTCAGAACAGAATCACCAGTTTCACTGTTTGACCGCTACATATCTCGCTACAAGAAGATTAAAATGGAATCCAAAGGTGCGAAACGAGAATTGGCAAAACTGTTCTTAAACAATTTGTACGGCAAAATGGCAAGTTCAACAAACTCCTCTTTCAAGGTTGCTGTGCAAAAAGATGACGGTTCAATTGGCTTCATTGAGGTTACACAGTTTGACAAAGAACCGGGGTATATACCAGTAGGTTCTGCAATAACCAGTTACGCAAGAAACTTCACAATACGTGCTGCCCAAAAGAACTTTTACGGTGCAGACAAGAGGGGTTTCGTATACGCAGATACAGACAGCATACACTGTGACTTAGACGCTTCAGAACTGAAAGGCATAACAGTGGACGATACACGGTTCTGCTGTTGGAAACTTGAATCGTGCTGGGATACTGGTTGGTTTGTCAGAGCAAAGACTTACATTGAGCACGTAACGCACGAAAACCTGCAACCTATTAGTTCTCCATATTACAACGTAAAGTGCGCTGGTATGCCTGATAAGTGTAAACAACTGTTTATTCACTCAATGCTTCAGGATTTAACCGAAGATGAGATTAAATCATACCATCCAGTCGAGCAAGCATTTGTGCGTGAAAAACGAAAACTTGAGGACTTTGACTATGGTCTTGTAGTGCCCGGAAAATTAATGCCAAAACAAATAAAAGGTGGTGTATTGTTATGCGAAACTTTGTACGAAATGCGAAAGAACTTATTGCGCTCATTTTGATACTGATTACGCAAAGGAAGTTCAGACCGAAGTGTATCTTTTGCAAGTATAAAGAAGAGTGCTCGGAAGATTTTTGAGCAAAACAAAAAGGGTTATGGTGAAAACCATAGCCCTTTTCTTTATATCTTAGACCTATACGACTTCAAAGCAGATAGCACTTCTGTGTAAGCGTGTGGGCGTTATATTCCAAACGTGCTATCCCACCGCTTCAGTGAAGACAATACAGGCAGATACCTTAATATGAGAGTGCCTGAAGAACGGCTTCTTTGCACCGCAAATCCTTAAACCTGAAGCACCCTTTTTCAAAGTAATATCGCAATTGCGATAGGAACAAATCGTTACGCCTAAGCATTACGTAGTTTATCTCATGGTCATCCGTAGTTACGCTTATCTTTACCGGATAGGTTGCATCACAGCGATCGTCACAATATATTACTCCAGCTTCGTAAAACTCACGCACACCATAGTACGTGTTTTTATACTTCAATGTAGCCAAATATTTGTTCTGACCTGACGGCTTTTCTATGAACGCCTTGTTGTCGTTCAGATACACAGCTTCGCTTGCATAAGATACATACGAATCATTTGAAAATGCTCTGTTAAATGCGCTTGTTTTTTGTGCTTCTGCTGCGCTCTCAACGTACCCCTGTTCCATTACAAAACCGTCACCTTTCAGGAAACGTGTATTATCCTGAAGTCTTGTAGAAATACCGAGCGCAACGTAGTAGGGATTGATTACACTGACAGGGTTGGAACACATATAGATAGGAACGTATCTCACTTGCTCCCCGTTACCTCTTGCTATTGAGGTGTGGATTGACAGAAGTTTTCTTATTTCATCTGAGCAGTAATGGTTCGTTTCACTCTGGAACTCATCAAAGAACATTCTGCTCACATCACTGAAGAAATGGCTGTACTTCTTTAGTGTGTCAGCATTGTTCAAAGCAAGCGCATAGCCACACGGTATGCTGTCAAGATATAGTTCATGAAATATACCGCCAGCTTTTTTCTTGCTTGCCATGTTGCTGTCCTGAAAGAATAGGTTCTTTATATCCTTAAAGAACTTGTCAGCGCAGTCATCGAGTTCATAATTAAAGCGGTATACAAGGCAGAACTTCTCTCCCTTGTCTTTGAATCTATTTACAAGCAAACGGCTGAAGTATACAGTCTTACCGCCAGTTCTATTGGTAGTACAAATATATATCTCAGGTTTGCACCCATTTATATCATTTAACGACAAAAGTTTTGTACCGTCATAGTACGCCATTTGCTCACCTCATTTCTTCTCTTTTATTATAGCACAAATAAACTGTTTTGTCAATAAGCAAAAATAGTTCTTGACATTTTTAATAAAATAGTGTATAATCAATAGTAGGGAGGTGGTTGCATGAGTGCTGCTGATGTTATATCACTCATATCAAACGTGGGCTTCCCTGTGGTACTCACCGTTGTACTTATGGGGTACATCAAGACACGAGAAGAAAAGCACGACCAGCAACTGAAAGAAGAACGACAACAGCATGACCAAGAATCAAAAAACATGACAGAAGCAATCAACAATAACACACTTGTCCTACAACGACTTATTGACAAACTTGGAAAGGAGTGACCAACGTGGCAAAGTGCTATCCTGAAGCGGTTATTAAGTTAGCAAAAGCAGAAGTTGGATACAAAGAAAAGGCTTCTGATGCCTACCTTGATGACAAAGACAAGAACGCTGGAAATGGCAATTATACCAAATACGCACATGACATTGATGTTAACTACCCAAACTTTTATAACGGTAGGAAAAACGGATTTAATTGGTGCGCTGTGTTTGTAGATTGGCTCTTTATTAAAGCCTATGGCTATGACAACGCTCTCCGTTTAACGTGCCAGCCTGAACACTCTTACGGTGCAAGTTGCACGATGAGTATGAACTATTTCATCGAAAAGAAACGGTTTTCTCAGACCCCTAAACTCGGTGACCAAATCTTCTTCGGTGACGGTTCAACAAGTTCCCACACTGGTCTTGTTGTAGGAATTGATGGTGATGTCGTAAAAACGATTGAGGGCAACGCTGGAAACGCTGTTTACGAGAAAAGCTACAAGAAGTCTGACACCAAAATAATGGGGTATGGACATCCAGCGTATGATTCCGAACCAAATGAGTATGTAATCACCATTGACAAGTCAAAATACTCCAAAGTTGTTATCAATCTTGAGTAATGCCTTTTACTCCGAGATTTAACACAAACGGAATGGATAGTGTGCCGTGGTATTTAACAAACGGGAACTGGTTCTATGCAAACGGCTACTACTTTCCTGCACCAAACGGCAACTGTACGTGGTATGCGTATGGGCGTTATGCCGAAGTTAACAATGCGTTTGCGAATCTACCACTTGGTAACGCTGGAACGTGGTACGAAAATGCTACATCCTTTAGGCGTGGAGATTTCGCAAGTGGTGCGCTCCCTGAACTTGGAGCAATAGTGTGTTTCAAGTCTTTGAGTGGTAACTACCTCGGTCACATAACAGTTGTTGAGCAAATAAATAGTGATGGTTCAATCATTGTTTCAAACTCAGGTTACCAGTCAACTGTTACAAGCAACACCTATTTTTGGACTGCTACTGTACGCCGAGAAAATCAATATCGTGAATCATGGTATACAAGCGGTGGTAGAGATTATTATTGCCAAGGGTTTATTTATCAGGATTCAAGCCCTACGCCACCTACACCGCCTACCCCAATTACACTTCGTAAAATGCCATTTTGGTTTTATACATTAAGGAGATTTTAAAATGATACGAACAAAAGAAGAAATACTGGAAAAAATAAAATCAGTAACTGGTGACGACACCGGTGACGAAACTCTTGGGCTTATTGAGGATGTTACCGACACCCTCGCAGACTTAGAGCAAAGAACACAGGACAGCACCAATTGGGAACAAAAATACAAAGACAACGACGCAGAATGGCGTAAAAAGTACCATGACAGATTTTTCAACTCTAACGGTGATTCCGATGATGACAGCGGTGAAACTGATGGTACTACGCCAATGACATTTGACGACTTATTTAAGGAGGATTAAACAATGCCTAACAGAATTGCTGTTAACTCGCTCAATGCGAGAACCATTGACATTCTGAATGTTATCAGAAACAACGCTTCTTTGGCGTATCAGAACGCTATCCCTGAGATTTCCAAAGAGGTTGATATCCCTGCTGTTGGTGAAAAACTTTATGGCTATCCCGCACTTGCCAATGAGTTCATCAACGCCCTCGTTAATCGTATCGCTATGGTACGAATCAAATCCGCCACCTTTAACAATGCTTATGCTGAACTGAAGAAGGGTTATCTTGAGTTTGGCGAAACCGTTGAAGAGGTGTTTGTGGCTATCACCAAAGCACGTGAGTTTTCCGCAGAAAAGGCTGCTGAGAGAGAACTTAAACGTAGCTTACCTGACGTGAAAGCTGCCTTCCATGTGCGTAACTACCGTGTACAGTATCCCATCACCATTCAGGACGATGACCTCAGAACTGCTTTCCAGTCTATCAACGGTGTTCAGGACTTGATTGCACGTATTGTTGATGCTGTTTACACTGGTGCTGAGTACGATGAGTTCCTTCTCTTCAAGTATCTGCTTATCAAAGCCATCACCAAAGGTGCGATGAAAGTTGTTACCGTGACTGGTGATATCAAGGCTACCGCAAAAGCGTACCGTGGCGTTTCCAATAAGCTCACCTTTATGAGCAACCAGTATAACGAAGCTGGTGTAACTACCGCCACTCCGAGAGAAGACCAGTATATCTTCATGGATGCCGATTCCAATGCCGAGTACGATGTTGATGTGCTTGCTGGTGCTTTCAACATGGATAAGGCTGAGTTTATCGGTCACCTGAAACTCATCGATGACTGGACTACGTTCGACAACGATAGGTTCAACGTGATTCGTGAAAACTCCGATATGCTGGAAGAAGTAACCGCAGCAGAACTCACCGCTATGGCTGGCGTAAAAGGCGTTCTTCTTGACAAAGAGTGGTTTCAGGTTTATGACAATCTTAACAAGATGACCGAGCAGTATGTTGCCAGCGGTCTGTACTGGAACTACTTCTACCATGTGTGGAAAACGGTTTCCTCTTCTCCGTTCTCCAATGCGGTGGTATTTATGGATGCCAATGCATTCACGATTCCTAATACTATTATCGCCAACGTCACTACCGTTTCCCACCATCTTGGCAGTGATGACATTAATGCAACTGCACTTGCATTTCGTTTCACCGACAGTAACAGTAAACCGCTTGATGGCGTGAAACTGCTTCAGGAAGGTGCGTTTGCTGTTGATAAACTTGGTGGCTCTGCTCTTGTTGCAATCAACGAAGCTGGCATTATGCTTTATGACCCCACTACTCTCGGTGATACGTTTGGTGCAACCAACGATATCGTATGCGAGTATCAGGGTGCTAAGTATACCGGCAACCTTCCGTTCAGCACTGAAGACAAAGATTTTGACTATTTTTCTCCCATCACTTTCACCAAAAACACCTAAATTTCATTGGGGCAGTAGGAAACTGCTGCCCCTATCTATATTAAAATAAAGGAGTGTTTGTAATGAGTGAATATACCCCTAAACAGTGGATTATTAATAATCTGTTTACAAGTAAAAAACTTAAAAAGCTTGGTGAAGTTATCAACGGTTTAGTTGATAAGGTTGACACCGTTCCTTCTGTAAATGAAACTGCTAAAGTGCAGTATCTTACCTCGCAAGACGGTGCAATTACTGTCGGTCAAAATGAAACTCCTATGTACCTTTTGGATGACACGGATGTAAAAGGAAACACCATATATTTCACCGACCAAAATTATTCTGATGTCCCGTTTGATGAACTTTACAATGCCGTAGTAAACAACAAAAAAATAAACATAAATATCTATACTTCTAATAGCGGAACTGGTACTACTGAAGTAGGTGGAAAAGCGTTTGTGTGCGGTTCTACCGCTTATTTTGACGATATGTATCAAAGTGAACCTGACACTACAAAAGCTATAGTAGTTAGCGGTACTCTGATGTTCAAAAAGGGCAGCGGTACAATTGCAAAAACATTCACCTATTACACCGATGAATCAATGTCAACAATTGATCAAAGTGATGACACCAAATATGTTAGATTTATTAGGGTCGAGGACGAACAAAGTGCTAATGCAGACCCCTTTAATATTATAAATGTAACGACCACTTGGAAAAGTGGTGGTTCTGAATGGGAGTTTAAGATTACATCATTTCCTTCATATGCAACGCTTCAAAACTGTGTAGCAAACGGGAAACCAATACTCGTTAAAGAACATTTTGATGCTTCACTCTTTTCAACTGACACTGTAGCACTTGCATATGTTCAAAGAAAAAACAGTGAAAACACACAGTTTTACATTGAATATATATCTCCGGAAGGGCGTTACAGTGTAGAATTGTATGGAAACAACGGAACTGCTACTGCTACGTTAGGAAATTTAGGAGGTTTACTGCCTTATCATGACCAAACTATGTCAGGAAAGGTACTTACCGTAGCATCTGATGGTTCACTTGCTTGGGTTTAAGGTGATAGAATATGGAAATAGTTCCACACACCAAAATATATTTGCTTGAAAACGTAAGGCTTGACAACACCTACGAGAATACTATCTTTTGGGAGCAGGGTCAAGAAGCTGCACAGCAGGCGTATTTCATGAGCAAGTGCCCTAACCTGTCTACGCACTCGTTTACTGATGCAAACTACCAAAGAGTAAACCGAGGTGTGCTTAGAATATCAGGCATACCTGAGATAATTATGCGGTGCAACTACATGATGTTCCAAAACCGTATTGAGTTGAAGGACTACCCAACAGAAGGAAGTGATACAAACCAGTCATTTGACTGGGTGTATGCGTTCATTACTAACGTGAACTATGTAAGCACATTTTGCGCAGAAATCACGTATGAAATTGACGTAATGCAGACGTTCCATTTTAAGTATGCGCTTGGTAGTTGCTACGTTGAGCGTGAACACACGCCTACCGATGCGGTTGGTGAACACATCATTGACGAGGGTCTACCAATTGGTGACTATGAGTATCAAGAAGTTCTTGAAGAAGATGACCAAGGAAACTTAGTTCCTGTGTTCGATGATACGGATATGCGTATTGTTGTTGCTTGCTCATTTGATAGCAACTATCAGGATGCTGTAGGTGGTGATTATTCTGGCTTCTTTAGTGGTCTTGTGTATCACACCTTTAGAAACGATTCGGTAGGCAGAGCCTCATGCGCTCAGTTTCTATATGGCGCTTTTATGCCTTCACAAACTGGCACTAAATTGGACGAAATAGTTGCCGTTTTCTTAGCACCTTCATGGGCTATGGCTAATGTTGCAACTCCGTCACCAGTACCTCCGTATTTGGTGCATAATATTCCCGAGAGTCAATCACGAGGGTCGTTCGGTGGATATACCGCCAAAAATAACAAAATGTACACGTATCCGTATAATTACTTATATGTGTACACGCCTACAAATTGTGCAGAATATAAGTTTGAAAAGTTCACGCACCAGCATACAACACAGGGCTATTATTCGTTCAATGAAATGTTTGACTTTTCGTGTTCGCCTGCTCTCGGTTTGATACCCGCGGAGTATGAAGGAATAGTGCTTAATACAAAAGATATGCTCACCTGTGGACCATTCCCTCAGTTGTCGTGGATTACTGATTCCTATAAGGCTTGGATTGCACAAAACCAGCCGCAAATTGCTGGGCAATTAGCTAACACCTTCTTAGGTAACGTGCTGGGAATTACGCAGTCTGTTATTGGGTATCGAACCAGCATGGCTAACGCCGGAACAAACTATAATGCTGTGTATGCTCATTCAAAAGCTGGTTCAAGAAGGCGCGACATGGCTGAAGCAGCCTATGATACATCTGCTTTATCTGCCAGTACATCGCTTGGAAGTGACATTATTGGCGGTATTGTAAATATGATACAGGGGTGTATAAACGCCCTTTGTACTATTGAAACTGCAAGAAGATTGCCTGACCAAGTGCATGGAAACACAAACTCAAGCCAGTTGCTTGCAATACTTGGAGAACTTAGATATCACGCCTATCGAAGATATATCAGACGTGATTATGCTGAATCAGTCGACAACTACTTTACAATGTACGGTTACAAAGTAAACAAAATTGAAACACCAAATAGAAAAGCACGAAAAATATTTACATTCATAAAAACAGTAAACTGCCTTGTTGTAGCAGACAGAATACCAACTGCCTACGAAAGTGCTATACTCACTATTTACAATAACGGAATAAGATTTTGGAGAAATGGTGACCAAATAGGCAACTATGACGGTGACAATTCTCCCATAAATACATAAGGAAGTGATAAGATGGGAAGAAAACAAAAAACTGACTTTGGCGTTAGCGCACTGTGGAATAAGTTCAGTTATATTCAATATATGGAGAGGTTCAAAGAACTTGCCATATCAATGTTTGACTGGCAGAATGTTCCTGACACCATTGACACAAGATACCTTGAACTTATGTTATTTGAGCGTGGTCAAGTGTTATTCTTCTATGACAAAGACCTTGGATACTTGGCTTTGCCAAATGGTGGTTCAGGTAAACTTAATGTCTACGGTATTCCTGTTGACAGAAGGGCAGTGGGTGTTAATGGGTACAATAAAGACCTTGATGCCACAAACAGTGTAATCATTTGGAACAATATGCTTCACACAGGTAGCTCTTTGGAAGTTGAAATGTATTCGCGCAGATTGTGTGAAATTGACAGAACCATTGACGTTAATGTTCGTGCACAAAAAACTCCTGTTCTTATCAAATGTGATGAGCATGAAAGACTTACCATGAAAAACCTGTATATGCAGTATGATGGTAACTCCCCTGTGATTTACGGTGACAAGAATCTTAATACCAACAACCTTCAGGCTATTCAAACGCTTGCACCATTTATTTCCAACGATTTGTACCAATTGAGAACTCAAATATACAACGAGATGCTTGGTGTGCTTGGTATTTCGAATATCTCATATCAGAAGAGAGAACGACTCATATCTGATGAGGTTATAAGAAGTCTTGGTGGCACTATAGCAAACAGATTTACACGGCTTCAGCCGAGGCGTGATGCCTGTGATGCGATTAACAAAATGACAGGTCTTAACCTTAGGTGTGACTACAGGGAAGACTATCAGTATATGACAGCTATTTCTGAAACCCTTGACGAAGATGGTGACCCTGTGACTGGCGATAATGCGGAAGGTGATAGCGATGAGTAAATATACAACTGAGTTGAGATTTATTTGCGAAACCCTTGCAAACAAAACTGAAAGCGTTGGCTACGATAAGATTGACGAAGTTGTTGATGAAGCATTGCCCAAACTGTTTGACTTTGATTTCCCTCTGTTTGATGAAGCATACAGGACGGTTCTTGAAAAGAAAATCGTTCTTCACTACTACACAAGAGAGATATGCGCTGAAACCGTTGGGCTGTGGAAACTGTTTCTTCGTAGACGGTTGAATGAGATTATGCCTTATTACAATCAGTTGTACAAAACCGAGTTGATTGAGTTCAACCCTCTGTATGATATTGATTTGACAAGGCAACGCAACACAACAGGTAATGAAGCTGGCAAAGGTAGCAACACTGGTACATCTAACGCTAAAAACACCTCAAATAAAAGTGAAAATGGAACTTCGTCACGCGACACCAAATCAACGGGTAAAGAGGACAACACCGCTACATCTCAAAATACTGTTATTAGTTCAAATAAAGTTACCGATGAAAATGACACAACAAGAGCGTTCAGTGATACCCCAAATAATAAACTTAACAATGTGCAAATGCTTGACTATCTTACCACGCTTAGTCGTGACCAAATTAAGGACGAGCAAAACACCACTGGCAATACTCATGATACAACAACTGGCAGTGAACAAAAAGAAAACGAATACGAACAAAACGTTGAAGGAAGTTATGAAAACAACGGAACAGAAACGAACACTGGCACACAAACAAATACTGGTAGTTATACAACATCACTTGACACAACAGAACAATACATCGAAACTGTACGTGGTTCAAGCGGTGGTGCGAGTTATGCTAAACGTATTGCAGAGTTCAGGAAGAATATCTTGAATATTGATATGGATGTTATTCGTGAACTTGACGACCTCTTCTTTGGTCTTTGGTAAGGAGTGATTGTATGATTTCTAAATTCAAATTTTGGTGCAACAAAGTGCTTCCGATGGTTTATGATAACAGTCTGAGTTATTATGAACTATTGTGCAAAATCAGTGAAAAACTTAATGAGGTTGTTGACGGAGTAAATGGGTTTCAAACTCTTGTAAACAATTTCATGGAGGCTGTTACAAATGACATGGACGATTTAAGAGAATATGTCGACTCTGAAAATGCAGAACAGGACACTGCAATCTCTAAACTTGACGGTAGGCTTACCAGTGAAGTAGCGAGCATTAACGCTGAACTTGGAAGCCTCGATAGCGCAATCTCAACTGTTGCAACTCAGGCGCATAATGAGCTTGAAACTGCCGTTGATGATTTGGAGGATTTGATTGACACAAAGGCAAATAAAAACTCTCCTGTTTTCACTGGTGCTCAGGCTACGTTTGCTGGCAATATTCTTGCTAATGGTGAGAAAATGGTTGCA